ACCCCACTCACAAAGCATGGGAAGTGGGATGGGTACAAGTGGCCGGTAACGGGGACCGCCCTCCCATGCACAAACGCCTGCAAGCGAACCTAGTACCGAGACAAAGAACGGAGACTTGCAGATACGTCGAGGGGGATGAGAAACAAAACGGTGTCGGCTAAAACTCTTGGTCACGGCCACCGGTCACTAACTGTGACAAAGCGTGGGGGGGACTAAACAGCTGTGCCTGCAACTGGCCTGGTGGCTCCCGCCCTCGCTGCCGCTCGGTTGGGCTGACGCGCCGCTGACGCGGCTTGTCGGCAGAGAGGTGAGGTTGGATCGACCCACAAGCCAGACGCTGCGAGTGCCGGATTGTTGCACAGCCAAGTTGTAAACCCGACCCAGCCGTGTGACATTCCACGATGCGGAATAGCAACACATATCGGGAAGGAGTAATACCCCCTACCCGCCCGCGCGTGGCTCGGCAGACCCCCAGTCGAGAGGGTGCCGGCTCGCTCGTTTCTGCCCGCCCATAACAGCTCTTATGTAAAATGGCACGGTCGCTGACAAAACATTGCCCGAAATACCCCCCTCCCGCACCCCATACGGCCAAAAAACACCCCCCACCCTGGGCAAGTTCGACCCGCCCACCCGCTTGGCCGTCGGTCCCGCCTACGTTCTCACCGTCTCACCGACGTTCTCGCCCGCTATCCGGATCTTCGCACCGCTCGACCGAGCCACCAAGCCCCACCCCTAACCCAACCCGACCAACCCGCCAACCCTCTCAGCCCGCTGACACGCCCACACACGACCGAGCCAGAACCGCCGACCCACCTACCCCCACACAACAAGAAACCCCCCCGCCCGAAGGCGAGAGGGTTCCCCGTAGTTGTATGACGTTACAGAACTAGCACACTTGCCATGTCCACCCGTAGGTAACGAACTCACCCCCGCCGATGTCGTGGACCTGATCGGACACGTCTCCGAACTCTGCCCGCTCGCACTCTGCCACCAACGTGGCAACTTGCTCCGCCGTGAATACTGGCTGAACGAATCCGTTCCACGTCTCGCCCATGTTCAGCAAGTGCGAACACTCAACCGTTAGCACGTCATCGATACAAACCTTCATTTATTGCCCCTTCCGTAGTTGGTATGTATGACAATACAGACGACCGCTACCACTAGTCAAGTCTCACCCGATCAGACGACACCCACGCCCGACCCCGACCCTGGGCAGGCTCCACCAAGTAGTCAACCCGACCGAACACCCGCCGAGCGTCATGCACAACCACCCGCACCGAGAGAGGGACTCTGTCCGCCGTGAGATCGAGCAAACCACCCCGACCGATCACCGCTCCAAGTTCCGCCACCGTCACGACCTAACCCCCGCGTCAAAGCTCACAACGCTCGCCGGCACACCTTGTGCAGCATCGAAGAACCCCGAGAACGTGACCGAATACTTGCCCACCTTCCGAGGCAACACGTCAACACGCCCGCCCCATGTATGCCAGTCAGCCAGGGCCAACCGCACGACATCGCCGACCGTCTCGACCCCGTCGCCGTTTATCGCCTCCCGAGCCTGACCGTGAGCCAGAACGAACACAGGCCCGTTACCGTGCCATTCGTACGCATACGCCGACCCCGTCGGCGAGATCGTCACCGACAACCCCGCCAGAACGACATCGGCCCGAGTTAGTGCGTCGAGTTGCTCCGCACCCGCCAAAGAATACGCCCCGACCGTGTCGCCCGCCTCCGGAACGTGAACCGACAACGATCCACACAACCGACACGCACCGACAGACTCGGAAACCTTTCCACACCTGAAACATTCCACCAACATGGCCTAACCCCTTTTCTCTTGTGAAACCGACGGCCACACGACCGCCAGAAATGACAAACCCAGACCGACGAACACGCCGACCCAACTACCCCGCCCAGCGTTAGCCGAGTCAAACGCCCGCCCCGCCGTAACGATCCCGCCGAACCACAACGCCCACCGCATGGGCAACACAACCCACGACGGCACACGTTGAACCTTCCGCACCCGTGGCGGATTCTTCCACCCATTCGCCACCGCAAAACACGACGGACAAACCCGCTCCGCCATGAAATAGCACCAGTCCGAAGAATGACACCGATCCCCGCACCTTTCGCACCTCATGCCGACACCCCCCGACGCACTTGGAGCCGTTGCCACGTCGCCGACGTACCCGCCCCGCCATGCCGTAAAAAAGCGATGTCACGCACCCGTGACCCTGGGAGACACGCCGAACACGACGCACACGCCCCCACCGTAGGCCCGTGATCGAGCGAGGCCCGCCGACCATCAGCCCCGACGACGTACGACGGCCCTAGATCGTCGTCAGCCCACACGCCCGACGCAGGACAAACCAACCCCGTCACCTTCTCACCCCGCACCGAATCCACAACGGCCCGAAGTAGTGCCAATTCGGCCCGATCCTTAGCCAAATACGCCACCGGCAAACCGTAACGCTCCGCCGAAACCGAATGCGTGCCGACGTTGTCAGCATCGACCGACACGAACCACCGAGCATTAGCGGGCAACGATGACCGCCCGAAAAGGTTCGTTAGGTATCTCACCGAGCGTGTATAGCCCCAAAACGAAACCGACGGCCTCGCCCGCTGAACGTCCCGCACCGCCGACGCAAACCACGGAGCGAAAAGATCACCCGACGACAACCACCGAAACGACGGAGACACGACACCCGAGGCCACTTGTAACGCCGTCGAACGATCTACCAACGCCGTCAGCGCATCCACGACCGCCCCCTGCCCGTATTCCTTCAACCGTTCAAGCGTTGCCAGATTCCGAGAAACCATCTCGGCGAATTGCCCAAACGGCCCGCCCTCCATCCGTGCCGCATAACACGACAGACACGCATTAGGCGAGAATTGCGGACAGGTTCCGCCGATCTCGACAGGCCCCGAAGGAAGGCCGAAAGCGTTCGGGATGATCGAGACAGGCCGACGACCTTCGCCCCAAAACCCCGACGGCCCCGTTTTTGCGTCCGCATGAAGTTGTAACGGCCCCGCAGGAGTCTCAACCCGCACCCTAATAGGCCGATCCGATAGGGCCACCGTCGCAACGTGTGCCGACCTTTTCGCCGTCGCCGTACTCATGCCACGCCCCCAAGATCCCGACCCGATGCCCGCACAATGTCGGCGATGTCGGCGAGCGTGTCCGCCTCCGCCGTGCCGTCGTTGCCAATTCTGGCCCGAAGAAGTTCGGCCACCTGGTCGAGCGTGAACGTGTCCGCCTCCGGAGACGGCACTACTACCCATTTACCTTTTCTCATGCTTGCCCCTTCTGGCCGACCCGATGCCGACCACCTGGAGATTATGCCTCAGGCGTATGACACTTACAAGTAATGACGTTATGAACACAACTAACCCCGTGGCTTACCTACGTTGCCACCTTCGCCGATCCGTAAAGCTTGCCCGATAATGCCCGCATGACCCGCCCCGCCGAAATCGATCAGACCCGAGCCACGCTCGCCGAGCGTCTCGCCGTCACCCTCGGCGGACCGATGACACCCCCACGCCACCCCCAAACTACCCCGCTAGTTAGTTGCGCGACACAAACAACCACGACCACCACCCCCCACCTGGGGACGACCGGTGCGGCCACCCTCGAGGTGGCGGGGGATTTTCACCACTAAGGGCGAGCCGCCCGATTCGGTTCACCTCTAAGGGCGAGCCATAGAAATGAGACACACAATGCGTGGTAGTCTCACCCGCTGAAGCCCCGCGCCGTCAGGTATCCCCTTCCCTGTTCAGGCTGCGGGGCTTCGCCTTTTCCTGCGAAACTGCACCAGCAAGGCATCACGCTTGGAGAAGTTGCAGGCTCGGCAACATGACTCGAGATTCCCCACCGAATGACGGCCACCCTTAGCTATCGGGACACGGTGGTCGATGGTGTCAGCGGGCAGACCGCAGATGTAGCAGGGTCGCCGGCGCAGCTTGCGAATGTCGGCCTCGGTCACCAGAAACACCCCGTTTTCTTTCAGCCTGCGGTCACGTTTCATGCGTCCTGCATGAACCCGATCACGGTGTCGTTTGCGATACGCCGCCATGTCAGCACGGATCTTGTCCCGATTCTCGGCCCGATACACCCGCTTGTATTCCTGACGCTCTTCACGATGCGTCTCGGCGTAGCGTCTAGCTTGCTCCCTCGAACGCTCCAAGTTCTGGGTCCGGTAAAGCCTCAAGTAGTGACGATTGCAGAGTCCCTTGCCCTTGGCGGGCAGGCTGCACTCGGATTCGCTGCAATTCCCTCGCCGCTTGCGCGTCACGATCAGATTGTAGACCGCGCCGTTCCCTCGGTGTCAGGCCACCCCACATCCCGAACCTGCGGGGCTGCTCAAGTTCGTTCCGCATCGCCTGCTCGAGGCATTCTTTCTGCACCTCGCAGGTTTCGCACAAGGCTCGGGCCTCCCGAAACGCCACCCTGTCGCTGATCCCCACCAGGTCTGGGAAGAACACGGTGCCGGCAACCCCGACACAGTTCCCCCGACGCATCCATCTAGGTCTTTCGATCATTCCTCGGATCCCCTTTGACTAATCACTTCCGCTAAACCATTCGTGCCAGGAAACAGATCATCAATCACATCGCCTTCTTCCCAGCCGATCATGTCCAATACCCAGTTGTAGAACGCAGCCGGCTTCGCACCAGGCAGACCCTTTCGCATGGCGATAGGACAAGCCATCCAATCTCGAGTCATTGGCCTGCGATGCCTCATGTCCCGACCCCCCCCCAGAACCACAGGTTCCCATGCGTACTGCACAGAAACATTGACGCGGATCTGATGAAACGTCTTAGTCCATGCACAAACCCGCACCGAATCAGGTAGAGCGGGCAGCACCCACCGCAGGTCTTTCGGGTTGCATGACAAGGCCCAACCATCTGGGTATTCATCGACAAGCCGTGCCAACAAATCCAAATGCGCTTGGACATTGTCGTATTCGTCCGCGTTCTCATGAAACGGTGCGTATCGTCGCTTGCCGTTGCCGAGATAGGGCGGGTCAGCGTATGCGAACTTCATCTTTTCCCCTTGCTTTCTTCCGCTGTTTCGTGTTCATCTGGTCATAACGCCGCGCGTTATGGCAGTCGCAGGCACAGAACGCCGTGTCCTCGACGGACCAGACGGTCAACGCCCGCGTGACTGTCCCGCAATGCTCACACATCCGATTCAATTTTGTTGATCTGCTCGGCGATCCATTGCGCCACCGGCGAGGCTACACCGTTCCCGCACATCTTGTAGCGGGTCGTGTCGCTGTTCGTCTTACCGTCGGCTCGATGCAGGGTGTGGTCATCGGGCCAGCCCATGAGCCTCTCGCATTCGGTTGGTGTTAGTCGTCGTACCTGCATCGGTTGCCCTTCTGCCACAAACGGCACGTTGTTCCCTCCTGTACCCATGCGATTCTTTAGGCACGGTGTTATCTCGTCGTCGTACACTCGCACGTCATTGACCCGTGTCCCATCAAGAATCAAAATATGTGGCTCATTATCACCACGATGTGATTCTGCTCTCAAGGTAGGCACTACTCCTTCCCACGCACCGCCACCCAACCGAACCATTGTCCCTGGCTGGAACACAATGACAACCGTTGCCCGACTGTCGCCGGTGTTGTCGAATGCGTTCAAGGTTGGTGACACCCCCCCCCTCAATCCAGGTTTCGTAGTCCGTCGGACTCTGCGCGCGGCGACGTTTCGTGAACCACCAACTTGCCTTCTGCGACATACTGGTTGCCGACTCCCTTGTAATCCCGCGCCATCAATGCTCCAACGATCCGACTATTAGCGTCTCGCTGCCCCCCCCCAGATCTCCACCGTTGGCTCGGAGTGTTCCCACTCCTTCAACGTATGCAGCATGGCTCGAGGGTGTGAACGAAGCAGGAACAACCACGTTGTTCGGCGACTTGTAGTCACGCGCTGACAGCGTTATGGCTGACTCTTGCTCGGCCCACCGCTCGAAGCCACTATTTCCAAAGCCTGTTGCAGTTGCTCCGGCAAGGTCTTGCCCCTTCGGTTTGCGCGTCGAAGTATTCCTTCGGCGGCCTTCGCCGACAGCAAGTATTTGCTCGCCACATCGCTCGGCGGTTGCAGGATCAAAGCAAGCGATGACGAACACTCGTCTACGCCGCTGGGGGACTCCGAAGAACTGTGCATCGAGGACTGCCCATTCAACGAGACACGCCCCCAACCCAACCATTTCTTGGAGGACCGCCTCAAAGTCGTCACCATCTCGGCTGGACAAAGCCCCGACGACGTTCTCCCAGATTGCCCATCGGGGAAAAGCTCCTCTTGTTGCATCTCTCATCTCCTTGATAATCCGCGTGGCCTCGAAGAACAGACCACTTCTTCCACCTTCCAAGCCTGCCCGCTTGCCGGCGACCGACAAGTCCTGACACGGCGACCCGAACGTAATCACATCGACGGGTGGCAACTCCCAGCCACGCACGTCGGACACATCTCCCCATCTCGGCACGTCAGGCCAATGGTGGGCAAGTGTTTGCTGGCAATGCGGATCCCATTCCACCTGCCAGCCACACTCCCACCCAGCCTTCTCCAACCCGAGGGAGAACCCGCCGACACCGGCGAACAACTCCCCAAAGCGCATCAGAACGGCTCTTCTTCGTCCAGAAGTTGTGCGTTCGGGAACTGCTGCTTTACCTGACGCATCGTGTTCTCGGTCTGGTCTGCGTACGCAGGACGGAACCGCACGTCGAGGGCAACCGACTCGGCCACAATGTCAACCGACATACCCTTGCCGCCGTCCTTGCGTTCGTAGGTGGACTTCTCGAGACGACCGTGGACCGTGACACGCACACCCTTGGTGATCGACGCTGCGACATTCTCGGCCATGTCACCGAAAACCTTCACGTCGTGGAACGTGGTCTGCTTCTTGTCGTCCTTGCCGTATGACGTGGCAACGGAGAACACGCAGATTGCGGTCTTGCTTTGGGTGTAACGGATCTCGGGATCCTTCGTCACGTTCCCCGTGATGATGATGGTATTCATTGCTCCCCTTTCAAGGTGAGGTTGATCTGCTGCCACCGTTTCTTGCGACAGCTATGTGTTGGTGGTACTGACAGTCGAACGAAAACTTTCACGGAGACACCGCAGAACCGGCAGACCCATTCGGACTGCTTGTTCGCCATTGATGCCACGGTGATAGTCCCCTCTCGACGCTGTAGGTTCTCAACGCTAGTGCAGCGGTGAGATTGATTCGTGGATTCAGAAGATCCTCACGATCTTTGATGATGCCCAAGTCACGAAGATACCGAACCCATGACACATCATTGATCTGAAGTAATCCCCAGTCTTGGGAAGTTACCTCGCCCTTCGTATTACGGTTCCTACCGATGCTGGTTGGCTGGCACCGGCTTTCGCGGTGAAGCACCAGCCTGAGCATCCATCGGTCGGATTTCGGCCAACCCACCTTTCTGGCGAGGTTGACGTACTTGGTGCAGATATCGCTGTTGCGGCCCTCAGCGGGGCTTCCAGCGGCCTCTGCGGGGCTTGTGGCTAGTAGGGACAGGGACAGGATTACTGGGGTCAGGATGCGTTTCCGCATGATGGCTCCTTTCGACAACGGACAAGGTCAGTTAGTTCCCATAAACCTCCGATCTGTATGACACAAAGGACTACCCTAGCAGGAAGGGCAGCATTGCCATTGGCTCAAGGTCCGCTTGCGGAACCCAATACGTCTGACGCTCACGATGGTACTGGGGCTGCTTGGCATCGACACCAAACTTGAACCCGCGCAGATCCACCGACGATTCGTGGACGATAGCCAGAATGTACGGCGACTTGTCTTTGTCAGCTTCACGCACCAGCAGATGGGCATCGGGCCACGTCGATGACCGAACCTCGTACCGACCCACGTCACCAGGCAGATCAGCGAGACGTTTGTTCGTCGCCGGCTGCCAATGAATGTTCAGGTACTTCGATACCGCGTACTCGCCCATCATCCCGATGATGTCAATCTCCCAGAAGTTCCGACGCTCATCCGCGCCGTACAACTGGGGACGATTCTTCTTCAGGCTCGAGATACGACGCTGCACACCAGCCGTGGCCGCATGAAACAGTTCGTACTCGTCAAGCTCTACGATGTTGCGAGAGTTCGATGACTTCTGCTCCATGATCCCTCCTTGCATAGTGCAGGGTCGCATACCCCTTCAGTAGGTCAGCACCGAACCGGTCACGGAACGTGGCACACCAATGATCCTTCTCGGCTTCGGTCATGTCACCCCACCTGCCGAACACGATGCCAATCTCGGCTCCGCTCCCGATGGCCATTACCGCACCTCGTAGATTTCGTCGCCGTTCTGCATGAACTTGATGATCATCTCGAGGTCGCTGACCCGACGACGTGCGGCATCCCGCTCGGCGCGGGCTTGCCAAATGTCATCAAGCATCTCGGTTGGGCTTTCCCAGACGACGCGGTCGCCCGTTCGGGGGTGGAGTTTGTCAGTCATTCTCCACCGCCCCGTCGGACGCATCAGCCTTCTTGAGTTCTTTCGCCAATGCCTCGGCAGCACTACGCCACCTGTTGCGGTCGGCAAACATCTCCCTGTACGCAGGGCAGTCATTGCAGGTGTACGGGACACCGCTCTGAAAGGGTCGCCACTTCATCAGTAACCAGCCTCCTTCAGCAGATCGACCCACCACGACACCGGCATCACGGCGTACCAATCACCCACTTGCAGAGTACCCCTGCGCTTGATGACAGCCACACCAGTCTCAGCGTTGGCATTGTTCACTTCCTCCCTCAACTCCGAGATGAACTCGGCCAACGTGATCGTCTTGTGATCCTTCACCTCGATGACCACGCCAGGTATCCCCGTAATGTCACCCTTGTCCAACGCCCCGTGCAACGCACGACGCTCCGCATACGGGAAACCGTTCTGGCGCAAAAACTCCACGACACCAGACTCGGCCCGCGTCCCCTTAGCCCTCTGTTTGCTCACCCATTTCCTCCTTCCGCATGGCGAGATACTCGCAACCATTGAAATGACCGGTCATGGACGACAGCACCAGCACACCACAGGCGCAGAGCGTGATCGGGACCGTACCCTTGTCGGTCGTCAACCGAAACGAAACCACCTGGTCAAGCTGCATCACGCTTCTTCTCCGCATCCTCGTACGACACAATGGCGTAGAACCAGCCTTCGCGGTCCTCGATGTGCAGGTTGTAGAACCTTTCGGCCACAGCCCGCCAACGCTTCCGCTCGGCAGTCTCTTGACGCAACTGTTCGGCCAGCGATTCGATAGCCCGCTGCGCGTCCCGTGCGTAATACTCCCAAATATCGTCAGCCATTACTTCCCCTTCTTGTTCTTGTACTGGTGGATCCACCATCCGACGATCAACAGGCTCGCCATCGTGACGTAGCCACCCATCAACCAAGCCATTGCCCCTTCGACAGTCATTAGACCTTACCCTCCTGAACCTGCTGAACCGCCTGCTTCAAGAGCCGGCGGAACAGCGAGGAACGAGAGCAGTCGTATGCCTTGCACAGCAGATCCATCTCGACCTCCTGGCTGGGGTCGATGCGGAACGACACCATC